AAACCACTGAGAGCATTCTGCGGCACGAAACTATCCAGTCCCACACCTTGTGATGCACCCTGCAAAGCCTGCAGTGCAGCAGGATCTAACATACTCGAGATATCCTGACCACCAGCAGCATCCATAAATGTTTGCTGTGCCTGAGGTACAAATCCACCTCCACCACGAGCAACATTCAGTGCCTGATTGAACCCTTCCATCTGTTCGGGTGTAAAATCCGCAACAGTGTCCCCGCTCAATGCATTTTGAAGACCAGTCAAAGACTGCTCACCAAGTCCTGTCGCCTGAGTCAGGAAGGGTTTTATAAAATCTGGTATCGTCTTTGTGCTTTTTTGTTTGGCTTTGCCCTTACTGCCAGACATACCACTGCCTACACTGCCACCGCTCATCGCGTTGTCTCCATTATGATTGCCTTAACTTTCGCACCATGTTTCTTCATTACTTTCGCCATCCCCGGTCTCGCAGACCCCTCAAGACATTTCGCACCAACCAGATCCATATAATCAAGTAACAGATCGGTGGTCATGTCGTACCATTCGTTCATGTCTTTGCCGGCAATAATATCAACCCAAATCTTTTTGCAAGTGTCGTACTGGTTCAACTTCCAAACAACACAACCAAGAATATTCGTACCTTTGTGAATAACCCACAACGAACGATGTCCCTGCAAAACCGCTGCCAGCATATGGTGCGATGTTGTCTCGTCGCCCTGACCGTGCTTTAAGCCACGCATGACATGAGGCTCTACATGCGGCCAGACCTGTCCCGCCATGTGAGGCGGAACGTCACTAACTGACAATGGTTCATCAACAGGTTTTAATGCCGTTTCACTACTCACACAGTGTCTGCTGTCATTGTGAGGTTACCAAGTTCAAATGCCTTATTTGCGGTCGTAGTAATGCGCCACAAGATGCCTTCCGAACCGGAACCTGTAATTGCTTCCGATAGGTTTGTTCGTTTCCAAGCACCCGGTTCACCATTTACTGTTTCACTCTCTGTTCCCAAGTCAGTTGCCAAAGATGCAATTGCCGTTGGCGTTGTAGGAGTCCCGCCGGCACCGTATGTCCAACCTGTGTCTTGATGGTGAATCAGCTCAATGTCGATGCCAGTATCAGAAGCACCAGCTAACCAAGTTGCCTCTAATGATCGAACTGTAAAGTCACTATTCTCATCATCCCAATACTTGGAAAAACCAGAATTGATCGTGACGCCAGTACCAGACTGTAAAGTCACCGAAACCTGACCAATGAACTTCTTGGATGTTTCGTAATAGTCGTTAGTAGAACCACCCGATGTGTCAATGTCTTCAGTGTCGGTAGCAGTTCTGACCCCAGCATCAGTAATTGATGTCCCCGTTACTCGCACCACCATATCAGTGGAGGCCGCACCCAGCACAACTAAAACATGCGCCGAATATGACGAGTTTGCTGAACCAACATTAGTGCCGCCGGCAGGCGTGAACGCTGCCGAGTGAAACAAGTAGAAACCACCGAAGTAAAACGTGCCAGTTGACCCGGCAGGACTATCAAAAGACCAGTTTGCGGTGATAGTCGGTTGCGCCAACGCGCTACCAGCAATACCGTCATCAATTACCCTGCGCCAGTTAGTACCATCACTAAATGCAATACCGGGTGTCGTATCGTCCGATACATATATCAGTGAGCCAGTCCACAGGCTTGCCGTAGGCAACGTCGCTACGGTGTAACTATGCATCGATGCCGGCGCTTGCATCCCCTCGGTGCCATCTTTGGGAAACCCGGCATTTGCACGCATCGCAATTATGCGACGATGTTCCTCAGAGTCTGGGTGTACTAGTGGTGCCTCTGGTCTGGTTGTTGGGTCAACCACGACCACCTGCCTGTTTACCGTCTTCTCTCGGGTTTACCTGAACACCGATGATGTCAGTCCACAAACCAGATGCCGTTAACTCGAACCTGTGGAACTTGGCATTCGCCCTTGTCGTAAATCTCCCGGTAGAACTCTGGTTCAGTGTCGCACTGTAACTCACAGAGTCTGATTGCCTGTTCCTTGTGCCAACCCTTGCCGAAACCGATCCACCGTCAACCATAGGTAAAAACGCATTTAGTTGAGTTCTCCTGCCGGGATTTATCTCAACCTCTTTGGTCTCCATGATCGCAGTCATTGGAGACCCGGTGAAGTTGCCGTTCGCGAAAGAAGAATCAAACCCGGCAAGTTGTGCAGCGCCACCCTTCCACTGAGATGAGTCCAGTGACGATGGCAGGGCATCAATGCTTGCGCTAACACTATCGAGTTGTTCAAGCGTTGTCGCAACACCACCAGACCGCCAGATAAGTTCTATCTCAAGTTCAGCATAACCCCACCGATCAAGAACACGATCATAAACAATCAACTTGTTGGGTCGTCCGCCCGTATTGCCGGCACCGGGATATGCCCAGTACACCCGGCCAGACTCTGGATCAGCAACAGATGAAATCCTGTACAAGTAATCCTCGTCCAAGTCATTCCTGAAAAACTCGTCGACCTTGCCATCACCAATAAAGGTTGGCCTCGTGCCGCCCTGCAATGCAACGAATCCATGCTCTGATGCATAGAAAACAATACCAGCCAAAACCGTTGCGGAACCCGGTGAAAGACAACCGACACCCGGCACGGTCTCATCAATCTGGAATATCGTTGGCGTACCAACAAAGGTCATACGCCAAGTGCTTTTCTCAGCGAGAAGCACCCCGTATTCACCACCAATAACACGCTGGATGCCACCACCTGCTTTCAGGTCTCGAAAGTCCGCAAGGGTTGTTGCACTCGGTGTCCAGTCTGTCTCGTCGTTAATTGCACACCAGCGAACACGGTCTCGAACTTCACCGTCTGTTGCATCCCAAGTATTTCCAGCAACAACGAAATCACGAACAACACCAACATGCCTGAATCGGAGTGCTGTTGTCAGGTTGGCAAAACTGACACCACCCAAAGTGATAGCCTGTGGATTGTCGGTAAAGTTTGTCGCGATAATCTTTTCTTTCCAGCGAACAAACTCCCAGTTTTCTTCTGCTGCTGTGGCATAAGTAGCACCAGAGATGTCACTCCAAGTTCCACCTGAAAGTTCGTACAGGTTGGTCTCGTCACCAGCGTAATCAAAGATGTTCTGTGAAGCGTCCTTAGCCTCGATCGCGCCCCTTGGTCTATCAGTAAGAGAATCTGTTGTTGCCACAAGCTGGTTTATTGGCTTGTAACTATTCAGACCGGGTACAGCATTCGTAACCGTGATAGAGCCGGGATTACCCAGATCAGCGGCATCAGGTATCCATTCTGCTATAGGTATTACAGGCATATCAGAACATACCGGGGCGTGGGATGTTAATATTTGGTTGTGCCGCACTATCCGGGACGGTCAATGCACGTAGTGCTCCTTTCGGGTCTCCTGTACGCGGGAAGTTAAACGATAAAAACGACTCTACTGCATCCGGCCCAAGTGAATTACCCAAGGCCAAAATCAAGTCAAGAAACGGTTGCATGTCTGGATTGGCTTGCCCTGCGGCGGATTCAAAAAACATATTTCCAAACGCTGTATTGGGTGATAGCAAACCCATATTTGCACGATCCTGTGACCCCCTGTTACTAAAACCTTGAGCAACCAATGCGCCGATTGGATCGTTCATATCAATATTGCCAGAAAGCAAACCTGCTCCAGAAAAAGTATTATTTGCCATTACGGGGTCCATCCAGATACCTGAGAAACGACAGGTCCAACCTGTCGAGCATACAGGTCAAGAGTATTTATGGAATCACGAGCATTTTCGTACAAGCTATTCCAAAGTGTTATGCGCTCATCATTCATCAGGAACGGAGCACTTGCTGCCAGAGCCGACCACAGGTAAATGTCAGGTGCTCTTGTCAGTAAAGCATTTGTCGAAACGGTCGTCGACAGTGCATTGAGACTCTTGTAATAAATGATTTCACCACTGTATGCCTGATCAGGTGCTCTGTCGAACTCGATCTGCGAGTGAACAGTAAAGTGCAGTGGCTTGTCGGTTGGTGTCTCAACTCGCCTTTCGTTCATCTCGTGCAGGTTCAGGTAGTCCAAGATTGTTACCTTGGGACTCGTAAGTAATCTCAGGGTCTTTGCCTCAAGATAACCACCGGGAATATCTGTGTATCGACTCACAACGGTAAGCGGTTCTCGCACAAGCATGTCACGAATACGAATCTCGCGCTGATGTCTTGCCTCTGCAAGATCGATGAACGTATCAACCCTGTCATTCAGGTCGTCACGATCAAGCCACTCGATGATTTCTGTCTTCAGGTTTGTATAGGTGTCGAGAGACATAAGTCCTCATAATATTTTGCAAAGAAGTCGCGGTGCGGTTCGATTACTTTCTCATCAACCGCATTGATAAATTCTGTAATTCGGGCAGAGTGATCGCCCTCTTTGTGCTCGCCTGTGCCTGCCAACCGCGGCAAGTCCTCAACGCGATACAGTTGTGCATCGTGCTTCTCGAGGTAGTCGAACATATCCTCGTAGCAATTGACCATGTTGCTTATCGCGTCCCCGGTTTTGGGTCGGCTTGCCCATGACCTTGCTACATCATGCGGGTGCCTTATCGGAATATGCGCGAACGGTTTATGCTTCCTGAGAAGGTTGCCATACCAGTCGTCATTGCCGAAGTGCCACCATTCACCAGCACCCCACAATTCCTGCTCTTTTGCATAGATACCAGTGTGCTCCATGAGCGTTCTGGTCCCAGAATGTGGTACTGAGATAACTACATTTTTCATGATTAAAAGCCAGCCCACCCGAAGGTGGGCCAACAATCAGGACTAAATGTCCTTTTCTACGCGCCGGGAACCGTGTAGTTACTCGTGCGAGCCATGACAATACCTGCGTTCAGCGTATAGTCTGGCGATGTTCCGCCAAGAGTATAGTTCAAACGCATGTAACGCTCGTTGGTGCCTTCGGGCAGATATACATCCATCCAAACCTCGTCACCAGCCGCGCCACCAGCCACTGTTGGTGAAGTCGCTACAACCGTTGCGCTCGAAAACGCATCAGTGGTATCTATCTCCACAGTAACAATCAACGTCGGACTCGTACCACCAGCGGCAGCATCGAGCTTGACAACGATCGGAATTGGCTTGCCCTTGCCAATATCACGAACCAAGGCAGCAGGAGCACCGAGAACGGTCCCCGTTGCGCCAAGATCAATGGTATTGGTCGATGCACCAGTCGCAGTCAGGTTCTGAGCGTCGGAGAACTCCTGTTGTTTTGAAAATAACATATCAGTCTCCTTAGCTGACTACAGCTTCAGTGTTGGTAATTGCGTCCACCTGACGCACAGGAATGCCACGGTAACTCATGACCTCGAATCCATCGACCTCAGTCGGTGAAAGTCGGACATAAGATTCTCTCGTTGTGCCAGCGGTAATCGTACCCGTTGTCGGCGTTGAATCTGCATCCAGAGCCTCGAGAACATCGGAGTTGCAGTAGATCGCCATGCGACCACCACTAACCCGGTGACTCTTCAGTTTCCAGAATGCTTTACGCATCAGTGCGTAAATATCAACACTGCCAGCCGCAAGGTCGGAAGCATCAATATTGGCAACACGAGACACATAACGCCAATCACGAACAGTCAAACCAGCATGTTGGCTGAACAACTCTTCCTTAACAAAGTAAGGATTACTTGAACCGTCCAACGTGCGTTGCTCACCTTTGTCAGTGCGCTTCACACCAGCTTGCGTACCAGTCGGGTACAACATGCTGCACTGATTATCACCCCAAGTTACAAACCAGATCGAGGTATTATCAGCACCTGTGCCACCACCATCAACAATCTGTCCACCATTAGCGGCAGAAAGACTGTTAAAGCGAGGCGCAAAGCCTGTGAATTGCTCTGGGTTCAGGTTGTCGTCGCCATAGATCAGCTTCGACGCAACTTCCTGACTGATAGCCTCAAGCGAGGCTTGCGCTTCTGACAGTCTCACGGCATTGGGTTGCCCTGAGATATCGAGAAGACGCGTATCAATCGATGAAAGGTGCTCAACAAAACCAGTCGTGTCGTCGACTTGTGCGGTCGTTGACTTGTCCTGATTAATGCCCTGATAGAACTTACCCCATGTCACTGCCGGCAAACCGGTGCGGATCGTTGTCCGATGACTCACACCCTGATTACACTCAGTCGCAATTGCGTCGTCGAGGATTGCATTGTTTTCTTTCAGCATCTCGATAACGGTTGCGATCATGCGCGAATCGTCTTGCCGTTTGTACAGATCAATGAGGTCAAAAAATGTACTACCAATAGTAGCCACTTTATCTCTCCTTAAATCTAAACAACAATTGTCTCGGGCGCACGCTGGGTTACCGTGTTGGCGTCGAAAGAACTGTCAAAATGAAATCAGATTAAAGCTGGGTTAGCCTGCCTCTGGGTACATGATAGAAACCAGATCGTCCTTGTCTTTGGCCTTGCCTTGGTTGGCAGTAACCTTGTCACGACCCGGTTTCAAAACTTTTGGAATCTTCACGACCTTCTTCTTGATCGCGTCAGACTTCCCTTTCGCCTTGTCGTAGCGCATTGCCTTTACTACTGTTGCAAGTGCTGCGCCATCAAACGACAAGTATTCAATCATCTCATTTGTGAACCCCTCTGCCTGCAGGTAGCCCACAACCTCACCACGCTCCGCAGTTGCTTTTTCATCATCTGCCCACTCTGGAACTCTGGTTAACAGAATCTCCTGCTCTTGTGGTAGACGCGCAAGTCTGGCCTGCTCTTCCTGCTGCGCCGACATCTGCGTGAACTGCTGCAATGCCTCCTGCGCCTGCTGGCGTTTGGTGTCGATCTTCTGCCTTTCTTGGCGGAACTCCTCAACCTTCGCTGAGTATTCTGCCGGGTCTGCTTTTCGCAATGCCTGCATGTCTGCATTGTCGATGCGAGCATCAAGGTCTTCCTCGAGACCCTTAATCATCGTGCCGACAGTTATCACGGCACTGGAAAGATATTCACTCTCGTTGTTAGCCTGCTCAACAATCCCCTTGGCTTTTTCTTTGGCCTCGGAAAGATAGGTATCTGCAGCTTTCACCTTCCTGTGCGTGGTAAGTGCCTCACCGAGATTGACATCAATTTCCTTGCCCAGAACTTTTTGCTTGATGGTGAGATTGTTCATCACCTCCGGATCAAACTCAAAGTGCTCTGCAAGTTGCTCAATCGTCTGAAGTTCAACTTCCTCGGTGTCGTCATCGGTGGGTTCCGTGACTTCATCGATCTGTTGCTCTGGTTCAGCTTCAATCTCTTCGACCTGAGCCTCTTCAGCCGCTGGTTCTTCAACCTGAACACTCTTCTCTTCAGGTACTCCGTACATTTCATCGGCCAGTAGCGAGCCGGGAGATTTTGTTACTACTTCTGTTTCTTCGGACATGGGTTTTCCTCAGATTTATGACGACTGGGTTGTCGCCTCCTTTGCCTTCTTTGCTGCATTACCATTGATAATGGCAAGCTGAAATTTGTCTTTCACATCTTCGAGTACTTTGAGATACAAGCGACACGTTTTTCGACCCTCGTCGTCATGTACGCCACTATTCTTGAACGTCACAAAACACTCTGCCTCAAGTTCCCTGAATATAGAATCAAGTTCCTGCATCGCAGTCTGCGCCCGGTTACCTAATTCCATTTGCTCTAACAGTTTGTCGCTCATTCCGTATCCCTATCAATAACAGAGACAATTATTGCCAACAATTGTGCAAATTCTGACTCTTCTTTCTTGGCCTTTCGCTTACTCAACTTGAGATAACCATCATCAATGCCGCCTCCCGGCGTGAAAAGCAATGTGCCAATAATCAACCAGCCAACTGCAAACACATTGCAACCGTTGTCCGATGTCCATCCTAGCGTGTGATTATGCATCAGGTTCGGTCAATGTCGAAGGTTCCATCACCATTGTCAGACTTCGTGAGTGTGAAGTCTGTATTCGATATGCTGGAACCGTCATCAGCATATGTCTGCGGATTGGCGGTCTCAAGGTCTAGTCTGGTGTGAATTTCGTTGAGCTGTGTAGACTGACCAGCATCCAAACCAGTGCCGGTTTCAATTTTGCCAGCAGAGTTATTTGCCAATACGCTTACCCCGTTTGCTGGAACAAATGTATCCAGCAAGTTATTGTTCTTACCCAGCAACGATACAATAATATTGCTGGCGTTTACTTCCCAAGTGTAACCATTTATCAACTTCACAATTGCAGAGTATGGTATGCCAGACAATGTCTGGGTATTGACAAACTCAAGTGCTTGCTCGGCATACAAGCCACCATTGTTTGCAGCAGATGCCTCTAAGCGGCGGACCTCTATCCAGAAGTCCCCCGCATCAAGCGTATAGTTAACACCAGAGACAAAGGTCAAATCCCCCAAGGGGATTGTGAAGACCTTGGTAGTCCAGTTCGGTGTGTACGACATTCCTTAACTCTCATTTTCAAGCTGCACTATAAGAGACTGAGAGTTTGAACCCACTGAGTTGAAAGCAATAGGCACAGGCTTGTCAGGTATCGTCGGATCACCGTGTCTTACCCAACCAACAAAGTCTCTGGTTCCAGAATCAAACACAAAGCTCCTCGATAGGGTCTGCGTTGCACCCGTACCAACCAATGCCTCGTAGAAGTATGCGATAAACATGTTGTCGCCTGCAGTAATGGCAATTGCATCCGTTGTGCCTACAAGAGTAAACGTAGAACCCGTCCAAGAAGAATACTCATAGAACGTGTAGTACGTCCGCCCTGTATGCAGTACACCAATATATCCAGTCTGTGGCTCATCAGCTTGAATCGCAGCATCAACGATAATCGTACTGACACTCGTACCCTGTGCTGTACCGTTATAGGTGTTGTAGTCTGGTGCTTCAAGCACACCATCCTTCTCTGCAAGGAACGCATACGGATCATCCGAAGCATCGCAGTTGACCGTAAGACTAAGCGTAACATTCTGCGGTACACCCGGCGTTTGACCATCAAGGGCTGTGACTGAATCACCGAAGATCAGTTCACTGGCAAGGAAGCCAGTACCCTTCGGTGCGATCCAATTGGAGCCAGTGTAAACACCGATGTAGTTCGCAGCAGTCGCCAGCTTCTCGGCTGCGGTTACTACGTTATCGGCTGAGTTCGTAGCGCCAGTGATTACATCAGTGTTGACTGGTGCAATACCCTTGTTCAGATGTATCACCATGCGGGTGATATTGTCCTCATCAAGATCGTCAGCAGCAAGCATCACGCCTTCACCACCACCTGTCCAAGTTACGATTTCATTCTGAACGTAGAGCAATGAACCTGCACCCGGCGTCAGTGTTAGCTGGAAAAGCCTTGCGGTGTATAGATCACCGTCAATTCCCCAGAGCGTGTCAGTCGTTCCACGAGTAAGGTACGCTTTGACAACTTCGTACAATGCGTCCTTGGTCTGATTACCAGTCAATCCTGCATAAGACAAACTTCCAAGGAATGGGTCGGCCCCATTTCCATCAACATCGTGTAGATCCCAACCCTCTACCGTCGCCCCGACTCCGGCAAAACCAGTATAAGCCTGCACCGTTGCAAGAGCAGTGTTGTTGTTAGGATCATCTGCAGTCGAGATTGCTGCTACCTTCTCACCCAGACCAAGTGTGGTTTCCCACACGGCATAGGTATCTTGAAACTCAGAAGCCTTAACGACAACGATCTGCTTATCGACCTCTGCCCCCGCCACGATGGTCTTAACCAAGACACGCAGAAGCGTATTGCTGTCTGTCTGGTTCAAACCAGTACCCCAGAATGAGGTAACTACCGCAGCGTTCTGAATGATCTGTAGTTCAGTGCCTGCAACAGCAGAGCCAAGTACGATCAAACCTGAATAGCGTTCAGTTTGAGATGAACCGTTTTGTTGCTCGATCGAACCACCAAAGAAAGATTGAGCCGCAGTGTCGTCGATGTTGTACCGCACTGAGAAATCAGTCGTGTGATCCAACAGCGTGATGATCGTCCCGAGTGCCTCAGAGGTACTCGGGTTAGGTTTCGCCAAGTTCAGGAAATCATTACCCGAGGTAGCCAGATCCCAAACCTTTTTCTGCAAGGCTCGGTGCAACCACCAAACGTGGAAGGTGTGAGTACCAGTGTCATGCCTGATGTCACCACCTGCCGTAATACTAAATTGGGCGAGAACAGCAGTCACCGCATCTGCCGGTGTTGCGTAGTCTCTATCGTAGACAGTCATAATTTAACCCTCTGTTATTCAGCAGGCTCAAGCCTGATCGTTATTGCAAATCCATTGGCAGTGTATTGCCCTGAGAAATCTTGCTGTATGTAATCAGTTCCAGATACATTATGCTCACGCGCCCAACCAACGACATCAGTATCGGCATCATAGGCTATTGAATCTGAGATAACGCCACTACCATTCACTGCGCCAGAAAGTAAAACACTCTTATCCGAGTCCTTTAACAACTGAACGTGTGCTGTTGTTATAGCTGTGTCGTCAGTAGCGTCCAACACAGTCACTGATAATGTAATGGTGTCAAATGCAAGGGTGACAGCAACACCCGCAGCATCATCCTTAAAGAAATTTGTCGCAGATGCTCCTGCTCCACCGACAGTGCAACCGACCAAGTTACACGTTAGCGAACCTGATGTAGCAAGAAACCGTAAAGCTGCACCCGGTTGATCCTCACCCGAGGTCTCATCGAACCCGGTAAATTCAATTCCGGTCAGTGTAATATCATCATCGACACCCGTGCCAAAGTCTATAGCGTGGTGCGCGTTAGTACCTTGCACAAACGTACAGTTGTCCAATTCTGAAATTGATGTCGGTGAGGTCGTAGTGCGATTGTCATGCACTGCGCCTGTATCGGCAGCAACAGTAGACCCTGAAATGGTGCCGTTTGAAATGTCGGCCTCGTTCAGAGTAATCAGTCCGCAACCATTGAACGTGGGCGCATTGAAATCGGTGTTAGCGTCTAAATCAAATGTTCCCAGACCATTGAAGACCGGGGAGTTTAGAGTAAAAGGTGCGTCGTTAAATACCTCCACATTACCCGGTGCCGTTGTTCCAAGGGCAGTGATCGTGAGGTTGCTTACAGTAACCGAACTTGATGCGTTACGAATTTCAAGTCTGCTAAAGTCTGCATAGGTATTGGGGCAGTCCTCAACCAGTATCGTCACGTTTGAGTCAGTTAGCGTAACGGAAGAGGCAGTAGTGCCAAGAGACATAACCCCCTTCCAGAGATACGTGCCGCCGCTCTCCTGAAACAAACCTAACCTGTGACGACCGGAGTCAACAGAAGTTGAAGACGTACCCGGTGGCGTACCACCAGCATTGTAATCATTGTATTCAGCCAGCTCAGAGAACGAACCACCTGTGCCAGTCATGCTGATTAAGCCGCGACCATAGCGAATAGCATCGACAGCGTGTGGTGTACCCTTGGAGATAGATGCCAAGGTATAGACGATGCCACCGATATACTGGTATCCAGCTCCACCCGTGCCATAAGAGTTGGTCGCTGTCTGCTCTGGATCTACTGCTGGACAGAACCAACCACCATAAGGGTTGCGCCCCGAGGCACTACCACTAACAGTGAACCTATCAACATTGGTCGTGTCATTTGCAATACCAACCTGATGACCACTATTTGCAAAGGTGTCAAGGTTGGCACCCACTGCATAGTACAACCAGCAGAAAAAAGCATCGCCAGATGTCCATCCAGAAGACAGATCAGAACCGTGATTGTAAACAACCGACTTGGGATTACCCGAACCTGACTTAGTACCCGTTGTTTGTGAGCGGCACTCCACACCCTGAATATAGTTCTCAGTATCAGATGCAGGCGTGCCACCAGTATTAGCCGAACCAAACTCAGTCCACGTACCACTCGCGGCATCTGTCGCCGTTGTTAAATCTGTGCTGTAGGTCGCCATCTATACTGTCTCCGACAACCTGACCACATAGCCTTGTGCAACAAAACTATGTATCTGTCGCCGTGCCGTGTCTGTGATCTTTTCGCCGGGAACTATGTTCCCATAGAAAGCATTATCGTCTGTTTTCTCGAACACGATTCCGCTCTTGTCTGGTCTAAGTTGAGGATTGTCAACATTCGATTGCAACCACGAACACTCAAAGCTGGTGCATTCTGAGTCTTTCGTATCATGGATAAGACAACCTGCATCACAATGAACACAGGTCGAGTTCGCTGGCTTGTCCAACCATTCGATAGGCAGCAACGTACAACAAAGTGTACATTCTCCGCAGGTGTTTGTTTCAGTGGTCATTTGCCACTCTCGATCGGATCAATTCTTGCCCCGGTCATTACACCTCGACTGCGCTCGATGGTTGCATGATAACTAATAGGTTTTCTTGCCGTAAACGTAATCTTCTGCGGTTTCGCGCTTTCGATGCCCTTCTTGGCACCACGCTCGACTGCTTTTTCAATCGCGGCGACATCAATCTCTGGTTTCTTTGCAGCAACCTTCTTGGCTGTCTTTTTCTTGGCTTTGGATTTCCTGATGTTGTCATTCAGAGTCTTCAGTGCCATCAAGCATCTCCTCTATCCCAGACTCTGCTGCTTTAATTTCGACACTAACTGCTTCCGTGTCTTTCCTGATCTTGTCTGTCTCTGCCTGCGTCTTCTCGATCTTCGCGACGACTTCCTGCGACTCGAGCTGGGTCTTCGTAACCTTAGCCTCTGACTCGGCAGCAGCAAGAACATCGTTGCCAGTGGTGTCCTTACCGACCTCGGCAAGCATCACCTGAGACTCAACCCTAGCTTTGTCTGCAAGTGCAAGTGCCTGCTCTGCCGATGCCTGTAACTGGTCTGCCTGTGCCTCTGCTGTGACACGCTTGATGAGTGCGTCTGCCTCTGCCACATCGAGCTTAATACCCTGCTCTGCAAGTGCGGTCCTGAGTTTGTTGTTCTCGACCTCGAACTTGATGGTGCGCTCTTCACGTTGACCCTCGATCTTCATCAGGTCACGCTGATGCTGTAACGTCTGGCTCTGGTTCTCAAGCTGTAGCTTGGCTTGATTGATCTCGTTGCGCTCTGCGTCCAACTTCTGTCGACGCTCCTCCAGTTCCTGTTCCTTCTTCTGCAGTTGTGCCTGCTCATCATTCGGTGGTGGTGCCGGCTGGTTACCGGGATCAGTGAAAAACATCGCCGGCAACTTCAGATTGGCGTTCTTCACAATCTCTGCTGCAGTGTTGTAAATGTTTTTCGGCGTCACGGTCAGGTTCATGCCACCACCTTGCACCATCTCCGACTGCTTTTCCCAGATCGCATTGAGATGCACAAGGTTCTGCTCACGAGTACCAATACCAAGGCCAATATTAACCGTCATGTCGCGCCTGTTGCGCCACTCACTGGGGTTAACCTGCACCCACTGACCACGCAACTTCACCACTTCCGCTTTCTGCTGGTGCTTCTGCAGTAACTCATGGACATGCTTGAACAGCGACTTGAAACCGGTCTCGGCAAAGATTCTCGCCACAGCCTCGATCTTCATCCTTGCCATGTCCGTAGCCTGCACAAGGACAGACTGCTGAATGTTTTTCAGTGCCTCTGGTGTTAGCCCCTCGGCGTCTGAAGAGATACCAGTGCGATCGCGTTTCACCTTGTCGAAGTATTCGACCATCGGGAATGTGTCAGCAGCAGTAAACGGAACCGTCATAGGAGCATAAGACTCACCAACAGGACGCTTGAATCGTGCCACCCGGCCAACCTCTGTAGTCAGAAGGTCGTCCATCGTGTTCTCGCCCATGCCCTGTTCCCATACAGCATGACCGGGCTGGTTTGATCGGTACAGGTTGTTAAGAACCTGACGCAAAAGTTCGGATGTAACCAATTGCACATCCATAACCTTCTCGCCGGTCGAGAGTCCAAAGTGCTTGTGCGGTAATGGACTCGGGCAAATCGCATGGAACGGTTGCCGGTCAGAGTCTTCAATTTCCAGTAGCTTGCTGTCAGCAGTGAATACCTGCTTCAACTCGGAACGACCGTCACGATTTACATCTACATCAATGTATGTTTCACGTAGAACAATCGTATCCTGAGACTTGTCCTTGTTAGCCGATGCCGAGTTTTTCTGGTCGTCTGACTTGTCCTTTCTGGCAACCTTTTCAGTCGAGTTCAGTGACTCGTCACTGGCAGGAAGTTTATCAACCACAGACTTCTTGAATCCCATGCGTAACAATTTGTCACGGGTAACCTCACGCTCATGGGAGACCATTCTCGCCTTTGACGGGTCCAAAGAACGTGCATCACCAGAGATGCGGAACTCATCAGGCGGAACATTATCAATGCGGACCTGACCACCCTTAACCACGCGCTTGAACTTGATGTCGTGGACGATGCCCTGAACAACATTGCCCTGTACATCAACAGTGTCGCCGGTACGTTCCTCTCGCTCTATCGGTTCGAGTTCATCGTCTGACATGAGGACAGCAACCTCATCATCAGTCAGACCCTCGTATTCCTCAGTGGTGACCTCCTCTGTCTCGTCCCACCATGCCTTGACGTAACCGTTTTTCTGCACCAGTGCATCGAACAACCAGTAGAACAGAATCTCGAATGCCGGGTTACGTTTGAAAAATGTGTACGATACAAAGTCAGACTCTTGCTCCGCACCCGGCTCGTCTTCTGGGCCAACAGCATCGAAGCTAACCAAGTTGTCTGCTGATGTAAAAATTCTCAGAAGAGATGGCATCATGCCATCGACGACATCAGCAACATCCGATGTGATTACCTTGCTCGAACCCTCTTCTTCATTTCCGTAGGGTTTCTTCAGATAATAATCGAGTGCTCTTGCACGCTCTTCGGAAATGTCACCACTGGGCATACCTTGTGCATTTTCAAACTCAGTATTAACAATGTCGACAATTTCTTGGTTGGTGAGTGCTGCCATTAGACTATCGCTATTTGAGGATAATTTTTCTGGGTGCGACTTCCATGTGTCTCTGCTTCTGCCCAAGAGAGCATTTCTATCGCATGTCGTGTTGCTGCCATCAGCGGAAAACCTTTTGTTGGTACTTGGGAATCATCCCTGAAATATTTTCGGTATTCAGAAAGCCACTCCCCAACACGCTTCTCAACGCGGAACTGACTCGCTCGTAATTTCTGCCAAATCTCTCTCGAGATAACTTCGGCAATTGCCTGATCATCTGTTGCAGGATCCGGCAACATGTTCACGCCAGCATCCAAAAGTTTGTCTGCCATTGCTTTGTCTTTCTTGCGCCATGCAACCGGGAAGTATCTTCCGCGAGCACCGATCGCCTCAGTGATTACCGCGGGAACTTCCATCTTGAACAACGCAGCATCATAACAATGCACGATGGAAGTTACATGATCATGTGCAAGCCACACTGCACCCATCGTGCCGTCGTCCTCAAGATGTATGCCGGCGATTCTGGCCCAGCTAGGATCTAGCATCAGATGCCGCCTTTCTCGCTAGATGACGCTTTTGATTTTCGTTATGCGCCGCTCGTCCTTCTGGTGTACTCATTCTCTGGCGTGCCCAATCGCGCTGATAAACACGATTACACTCATCACACCGTCTGGCACCGACAACACGAAAATGACCATTTTTACAATGGGTGGCATTGGTACGCGTCGTATTGTTCATCTGGGTTTTCTTATCGGCCCACCGGCAATTATCCGGGCAATAATCACCATCATTATCGATGCGATCCAGTGTTGTGCCTATTGGGCGCGGACCCATGTCTGAATAAAAATTCACAAACTCCAACCACCTATCGCAGACACTAATTCCCCGACCACCGTAGTATGCATAGTTATCGGCATTTTTGGACAAACACCGACGCCTCATAGACACCCACGACCTCCATTCCGGGGTATATGTCATACCATGTTTCTTATTCAAACCTTAACTCCTTGCTTGCGTGCCTCATCCAATGCAATTGCAGTCTTCATTTTCTCTGCCGCCCTGTCACCATGTTTTGCACGGACTGCCTTCACCCGCGGTGGTTCGTAGCGCGAAACCGTACTAAATGCGTTTCTGGTGAGTAATTTTTCTCTTTTCTTATCCATAGTCTCGTAAGTTACTGATATTTAGGCAATTATAGTTGCAATTATCTTCGTAATTCCCTTGCAATACGTGGGTGACCCCCTATAATAAGAATCAAGGACAGCGAGAAACCCACCAAGGAACCGACGATGAAAACGACATTCAAAGGCTACATCACGCAAGTACAGGCACTCACCTCTTGGTACATCACCGAGGGTGGCGTTGTTCAAACTTCTGGTTACGCTAACAACGAAGCGCACGCACGCCAACAGATTAGCGACTACGCTCGCGACCGTCTGCAATATTTCAAAGACGGTGAACTTGGTCTGACCATCGAAAGCACCAACCTGAC